CGGCAAGCCCCGTGCGCATGGGGTCAGGCTTGATGCTACGCGCAAAGGACTGTGAGGCATCACGCACGCTGTACAACGCATTGGATACGTCGTTGCCTTGCGGGATGTATTCCGTACCCGTCCTTGCGGCGATCTTCGCGCCCTGAACGTTCACCATGGCCTCAAAAGCGCTACCGGCAACCCCCGCAGCCAGTTCGGCCAGTTGTGCCACACCGGTGACCGGACCACGCCATAAAGCCTCGATACCACCAGCAAAAATACCAGGCGGCACGCCCGCGCGGACTTGTTCGGGAGTTAATGCCGCTGCTTTCAGGGTACGTTCTCTGGCAGGGTTGTAACGCATCGTAGCGACCTAAAATGCCATCGGTTGGAATTGTGTCAATGACTGTTGCAATCTTTCCCCCTGCCGTTGACGCACCATTGCATCAATGGCGGCGTCCCCAGGATCTACCCTGATCGTGATCCCGGTAGGAGCGCCACCCAGCGTGACCGCATAGCGATCCGCGCCCAATTGAACCAAGCCAAAATTGGATACTTCGGAATTGTCCGTCCACATGTCATTGGCTTTCAGACCTTCTTCGACCGCAAAATTGGCACGACGCAAAAACTGGCTCTCGTCCATGCCCAGCGGGGCAAAGACGGTGCTGTTGCCATGGAAATCCACCTTCTCCCCGGACACCGCCTTGATCGCCTGATTGAGTAAATCATCGTTCAGGTCTTCGGATAAATTCCCCCGGCGTGCCGCCTCACCCACATACCAGTCCTTGATGATGCTGGCATCCTTGAGCAAATCGACGTAGCCAGAATCGCCGGGAACGGGGCTGCCGTATACCTGGCCGATTTGATCGAGAATTTCGGCCATAATCTCGCTATCTTTGGGCAGCTTGTATTGCAGACCGTTTGGGTTTTTTCCGTTGGCTTGCAAAATTTCTCGGCCATGTAACGCGGTTGCGACAACCTGACGACTGCTCTGTACCGTGTCTGCGCCGATCCATGGGCTATACAGCGTAATCTGTGCCTCGCTGGCCTCAATCTCCGCCAGGCGCACCATGACATCAGCATCGGGCATGCCGGTTTTTTCCAGCTGCGCCAATACGCCTTGCAGACGTCTTTGATCGCTGCCTCCTGCGGCTTGCACCAGACTATGCAGTACCTGCGTGCGTTCGTTTGCGTTACCCGCAGCAAAAGCACCGGCCAGCTGCATGGCCTCTTGCTGCAACAGCAGGTTAGGGGCAATCGGTACGCCGGGGTTTTGCTGCTGCAAGGCCGCAATCGTGTCTTCGCGTTGTGCCAGTATCCCTTGAATTTGGGTTGCGCCTTCGGCGGTTCCCAACATGGATAAATCCAGCGGCTCAATGGGAATATCGGCAAACCGTGCAGACCATTGCAGCGGATCGGCAGTCTGCATCTGGATATTGGCTTCAAGTCCTTGCTGCGCCAATTGCAACAACATGACGTCCTGCGCATCGCCGCCTTCTTTTTGCAGTTGTGCCTGCATGGCTTGCAGCGCTGTGAGTTTTTCGGCAACCGGCTTGGCTGCCAGATTCTGAATCTCACCCCAACCCTGTTGCAAACGTTTGAACGTCGCTTCGTGTTCGCTGCCAGCGACCTGCGCTGTCCATTTCGCCATGTCTTCGGGACGTGGCGGCACACCCATTTGCACCTGAATTTTGTAGGCATTCAGCGCCGTTGCTGCCTGCCGCTCGCGCACGGCAGCGGCAATTCTGGCCTGATTGTTCAGCGCATCGACCCTGGCTTGGGCGCGAGTTCTGGTCTGTTCGATGGCGTTGGCGTCCAATTGCGCAATCCAGCCAAACCCTTGGGGTAGCGGCTGGTTTTGTGCTGCCGCCTGCATAGCCTTCAAAACCCCGCGAGGATCCTTTTGCGTGTATGTGCTGGCCGCAGCCCCGGCGCGTAGCGCATTGCCCTGTGCGCGTAGAACCTCCTTGATGTTTGCGGGCAAATTGGAATTGTCCAGCGCAACATTGCCAAAAATATGCGCCTCGTCGTAGCTGCCCGGATTCAGGGCGATATTGCGCGCATCCGATTCAAAGGAATCCCGGTACTGCGATACGGTATGTTCGCGCTGGCTGCTTGCCTCAAAGCCTATGGCCTGCATGCCCAGACTGGTACGCAAACGCGCCAGCCTTTCCTGATAAGCGGCGCGCGCGCGAGGCGGCGCAACTTGTAGCGCCTGTGCGCTGTACGCGTCATATTCCGATAACAGGTTTGGCGTGAAATTGGGCGCGCCTGGCTCTGCCGTGCGCTGGCGCTCCAAAGACGTTTGCGTCCACTTTAACTGATCGTCGCTGGCCGCTTTGGTCACCCAGGCATTGGCTTGCTCTTGCTCGTACTTTTCATTGAGGTCTTGAGTGACTTGCGCCGCTTCCCGGATGAGGTTCGTAAAAGCATAACGGTGCGCTTGATCCACCGTGACCATGGGCGCACGGGCAGCCGGTAACCCTAGCGGCAGTGCCTGCGATTGACTGGCGTTAGGGACAGGAATGGGAATGCGGGTAGCCATGCCTTATCTCATCATTTCAGCCCGCTGTGGCGGCAGCGCCACCTGCGGAAGCTCTACCACCGTAATAATTGGCAACACCTTTAAGCATCCCGGTTGCCGCATTGATATACCCGGCTTTGCGGGCATTTTTGGCAGATTTGCGCAAAGTTTTTGCCGTATACCGATCCATGACAGCTTGCTGTTCGTGGCCGTAGCCTTGCAATAAAGCCGAATAGCGGGTCGATAGCGCGTCCAGTTCCATATCCTGTGCGGCTTGAGTTTGTATCGCCAGTGCCGATCCTGATGCGGCGTCAAAGCCGGATTCGCCTACTGCCGCGCGGATTTCACCCTGCTGTCGCTCGTTGACGCGCCGTTGCGTCAATTCGTTTTGCAAACCGGCATCGTAGGATTGGCGCGCCTGCAAATCACCCATGGCCGCGTTACGTTCAGCCGCCCTTGCCTGCTGATCATATCCGGCTGCCTGACTGTTGCCATCCATGATGGAGGAGACGGCCGAAACGGCCGTTTGTGCGATCATGAACCACATTCCCATATCACACCCCCATCCTGATTCTGGCGTATAAAAAGCAGTCGCGTCCGTCTGGCGTATAGGCGCGCATTGTGCCTTCGCACTCAAACCCCAGTCGCTCTGCCCAGCGGCGGGCGGCAAGATGATGACAATCCACCGTAATTTCCACACGTCGCCACGGGCAAGACTGCACCACTTCGCGTACAACACGGTGAATGGTCTTAAAGTGCGCCAACGCCGCTTGTGAAAACATGCCCCAGGCATGGCCGCGCCCATCGTGTATATGCACAATGCCAGCGCAGGCGATAACGTGTCCGTCGTATTCAGCCGCCCAGCCTACGCCCGGGCTGGTGATCAGTTCCTGCGCCACTTCAAACGTGACGTATTTTTGACCATGCGCCTGCTCGGGCTGCATTTGTACTGCCAGCAGGTGCTCGGGTTTCAGGGCAATGATCTTCAACGGTCATCCTGCGTGTTGACAATGGGCATGAAGGCCAATAGCGTCACAGGCAAGGGCTGATCATTCGTGTACCAGATGCGCGCGTCACGCTCGCTGCCCCCCGGCCATGCCACTTGCATATCCCCCGTAAACAGTTCCGGCGGCGCATCCATGGGATGACTACTGTTCCGGAAATTTAGCGCTTGTACATTCTGGCGACTTGCGCCAAGGTTGCCGCCCAGCGTGCGGTACACCCGGCAAATCACATTCGTTAGCCGCTTTAACTTGCCCTGTGCCGTGCCGTTGCGCGATCCGGCCTCTATCCCCATGCTGGACACGGCGCAAGGCGCAGGCAAGCCGACATGCACCACAGAGGCAGACCAATCCAAAGCAACTTTGCCATCTTGCACTACACGGTCATGGTGCATGGCACCATCGGCCAAAATTTGCACGGTCTGACCGTTCAGGTGTTCCAGACCTGAAATCGCAGAAACCGGATCACCCCGGTACGTTAACCCGCTATCCACATAAAAGGCTTCTTCTTGCGGCATGTCATCGGCAAGTGGACGGCGCAGGATTTCGAGATAACGCACGGTCTGTCCGTCGATGGTTCTGCGCACGATCAACCACACATCATCGGCTGCACCGTCTGGTGCCGAACACGTCTGCACCGCTTCGACAAACCCATTGGTCATCGGATGCCGATGCCATGCGTAGACATCGCTGCGCTGGGGTTCCTGGTCATAGGTACACCCTACCAATAAACCATCGGCGCGTACTGCCCAAATTGTATTGTCTGGATCGCGCTGATACGCCATGTCCACCACGCCTGAAGACAGAATTTGCGGGTTCAGTTTGGTAATTTCCCCTGAGCCGTAATTGTCCGATTCAAAGCGAAATTCGTAATCGCGCAACACCCTGCCGGAATTTTGTACAAACAGGATTTTTCCGCCAATCTCGACTGGCTGCACCGCACGCGATCCGTAAGTCGTTCTGCGCTCAGCAAGAACGTTATCCGGTCCCACAGCCTGATTCGGTTGCATGGGCGCAATCACCCATTCTTCCCCTTCCGTGCCAAGAATCAATTCGTCTGACGCCGTAACCCATCTGACGGGGTTTAATTGGCGTGCGTTCAGCGTCTGGACAATGGCCGCGTCGGTCTGCACCTGGCCGTTGACGCGCTCTGCGAAATTCTCAAAATCCCCCGATACCGACATGGCGATTCGACGGTCTTTGATCAATACAAGGCGGTTGCGCCAAAACGTACCATGCTCCGGCCACCCGTTGACGCTGGAAAATAGACTATGCGCCCATTTGGATGATGCCTTAAAGTCCGGATTGTCTTGAACCACATCCACCGGCAAACGACTAATCACAGCAACCTGTACTTGTGTTGCGCTAATGAACCCGATAATGCGCACAATCCCTAAACCGGCATGTAGGAACTTCCACTTCACCCCGATGCAGCCGCGCGAATCATTGACAATAGGCTTGCCATCCCCATCCCAAGCCTCCCCCTCGGTATGCACTGGCGTTTGGTTTCCCGTTACAGGTGGGCCTTCACTGTTTGCCGGACCTGTAGCGGTACACTCGTATACACGGCGCTCAACACGGCGCATATCTCCTACCGCAACTTCCTGATATACCGCCCAAGGCTTGATTCCCGTCGCGTCCTGTGATTCCAAATGGAACAGATTGCCTACGTGATCCGGGGTGAAAATATTGTGACTGGCCGTGAGCGTGACAGTTCCAAGAGCGGCACTCGCAGAAACGGTAATTGCCTCGTTGGCGTTCATGTTGTCGAAGGGACCGCCTGACAGTTCAACGACTTGCAAAGTGAAAGTTGTCGCGCCCGTGCGGATCAGCTTATGGAGCGGATACTTGCGGTGAAACAGGTACATCACATCCACGCTTTGCACTACACGTAGTGCGCAAGTGCCGTCTTCATGAAAAAGATCGTTCACATCATATGGGGTGCTGATCACAACCGGAACACCACCATCGATCAATATTCCGTGGTTTGCATAAACATCGATGCGCTGGTGACTGAACACCATCATGTAGCCGATGTGCTCTGACACCTGAAATGTGACCAGCAAGGATCGCCCCTTGACAGTGTCGATATATTGCGTGCCGCCACGGCGTACTGCGGGGCCTTGCACCAGTGGCAGAAAATTTTCCAGTACCGAGCATCCATTGGGATATTTCGCCAGATCGGTACGTGCGGCCAGCAATGGGGAAAGCTCGCCCGCATCAAAGGTTTGTAGAATAGGTGCTTCCTTGCCCATTAGTTTCTCGCCACCATCCAGGTATCATCCACCAGCGCAATGGGCGCACGCTCTATCGCGTTTGCCCGCCGGGCGATGCGCAAGGTGTATTCCAGTTCTTCGCTCAGAATTTGCCGTTTGGCATTCGATTGCAGCAGCCTTTCGCAAGCGTTCAACGCCAGGCGCACAGCCAGCGCATCGACAAACAACACATCAAAATGCCCGGCGTCACTGACCATCTGGACGTACTGCACCGGCAATGATCCTGTGTGATTGATCAGTATGCGCCCCTGCTCGATGCTGTAGTGTGCGAACGTATCCAGCGCGTGTACGTACTGACCGACACGTACCACACGCAAGCAATTGCTGGGTAATTGGTACTGCGCCGTATATCCAAACTCTGGTTTACCTGCCATGGCAGGCAGGTTTTCTCGCACCTTGGCAAAATTCCATACGTGCGCACGCAACAAGGCCGCTACGGTCGGATCAAATAGGGTATTGAGCGTATTGGCCGCTACACTGCCATCGTCCAAGGCAGTAATCGGAGGCTGCCCCAAGTGGGTTAGCGCCAGATTGGCGATTTCAATTCGGGATGCCATGAGGCGTTACTACCAGCGGATAGCCGCCGCTAACGCGGCTAGACCAAACAATGCAACGTAAGTCCACGCAACCGCAATGCAGGCCCAAACCATCCGGTGCAATCGTGATGATTCTTCCAGCAGTTCCATGCAGACCTCAATGCTCTAAAATCCATCCATGACTTCCTTCTGTCGATACCAGAGGGTTGATCTAGAAAGCCTCGCCTGTTACCAGCAGTCGGGGCTTTCGCTTTTACGCTGTCAGTTCATCACAGCGAAGCGGGGTCTGCGAGCGCGGGATTGGGCGATTCGCTCTGCTTGCGTGAGCCACCGGAAGGTCTGCCCCGCCGGGGCTTTCCCAAGTCCGTCTCTCCCACAGTCTGCACCGCATCGGCTTGCTCAAGTTCGCGCGCACGTTCCAGTGGCACAAACCAACTGCC